GCGGTCTTCGTAAGCTCCCCGCCAAGAAATGGAGTCTTGTGGTCATCGAAGAAGCTTTCACGCTTCCGATTGCCTACATTAACTTCATTGCCGCGGAGCACAGAGTGCTACTGGTTGGTGACCCAAAGCAGATTCAACATGTCGACTTCTCCGGTCTCTGGAAAGGTTGCACAATGTTAGAGGCCCTGCTGCCCTCACTCCCCACCCACGAAATCTTGACCACAAAGCGCTGCCCGGTCGACGTCACCCAGTTGCCAATCATTAGAGCCGCATACCCTGGAATACAATCCGATAGTAAGAAGAATACCAGTATTAGCTACGTCCACCCAAAATTCAACAGCGAACAGGCCACCATAGTATGTTTCACCCAACTGCAGAAAACCCAGCTTTCCAATTCCCTTAATAGAGTAGTTTTCACCGCCCACGAGTGCCAAGGCATGACCTTCCCGAGCGTCATCCTCCATTACAATGGCACGCACGCTGAAGAAGAATTGATTAAGAAGTCCCCTAACCACTTAATCGTCGCCCTTACCCGCCACACCAATAATCTTTACGTACGCGATATGACCCAGGGGACCCTGGTGACTTACATTAATGATTCCGCCCCACTCAATCTGATCGCCGATCAGAGTGCCATAGACCTTGCCGCAGTCGACGCCGCACCAAAAGCCAAACCCGTGACTCTGGAGCAGGCCGTCCCCGCGGACATCCCTTACGCATTTACTAAATGCGAGGCTGCTTCCGCTGAGCTCGTCATTAACAAGTACTACCCCGCTGAATCCCCCCGTGAGAATGTAGCCACCACAAGCACCGCCCTCCCTGTCGGGCAGGACGCCAAAGGTACGATTAGACTAGCCGAACTCGGAGACGAGGAACGCTTCGAACAGAAAACCCACAAAACTTATAGGTTCCCCGTCCCTACCAGAGTCATGGTCACAAAAGGCCACAACAAACATTTGCTCCTCCGTACCAATCTAGAACGACTCACTCACGCAACCCGGAATATGGACGAACAAGTTTGCACTGTTTTGTCGAACCGCCTATTTAAAAATTTAGCCGCCGAATTCGACTGGACCCTACCCGCAAATTTTCACCACCAAACTTTCCTTGAAGCCATAGAAAAGATGAACCTCCGTGGTCATGATATGACCGACCTCAAGGCTAGTGTAGATTGGAACGAAGGTTATGTCAGTTTAGTTAAGTCTTTCCTCAAGGCCCAACAGAAACCTTGCTTAGGCAAGGACCCTCACACAATGGACAAAGCCGGACAAGGCATCAGTGCTTGGGATAAAACCTTGAACACTTTGATGTCCCCTTGGACTAGAGCCTTGGAGCAGGTCCTCGTCAACCAGAGTAATGGTAGGATTCGCGTCATGTCTCAGATGACTGACCTTCAGGTTATGGCGATCTTAGAACAAGACGGCCTCCCCTCCGACAAATTTTTAGACAATGACTGGACCCAGTTCGACTCCAATCAGAACAACTTAACCCGCGCTATCCTCATGCAAGCCCTTAAAGAAATAGGTTGCCCTCCCATTCTCCTCGAGCATTTTGAGGAACAACTCAAGACCCGCCGAATTTGCACCGCTCAAAGTTCCCTTCAAGTTAACGACAAGAAAGATTCCGGAGCTCCCCACACTCTTGTTGATAATTGTCTTTTCAATCTAGCCATTTGCATGGACCTTATGTCCGGTTATCGCCACCTTTACATTAAAGGCGATGACTCCTTAGCCCGCGGCGCCGACGTTTCCTTCGACATGGACAAGATGAAGTACTATGTCAACACTTGCGGCTTTAAATTCAAACCGAACTCCGCCAAATCAGGCCAGTTTGTTTCCTTCTTAGTTAACGCCCAAGGCGTTGCCCTAGATCTTCCCCGCGTCACCGCCAAAGTCTTATCTCGCTGCTATACCGACCGGGACGACTTTCTTAAATACCAGGAAGCTGTCTCTGCTACACTCAGTTCGATTAAACTCGAGTCTGGGGTCAATATGTGTAAGGTGAACTCCCTCCACTACACCGATTCCACCCGCTGTGAGAATGAATTTGACGTCCTTATCAGTTTCCTCTACCGTTTTGCCCGTAAAGAAATTCCCTTCTCCGAACTTTACCAGTCAGAAGCCATATACTACAAAACCGACGCCCCTGCCGCTTCTTCATCCGCCCTTACCCCGATTAAAGTTAGGAAATCCAATAAGCAAAAGATCGCCCGATTCGCTGCTAAGACTATTGGTAGTTTAGTAATGTAGGGTCATTAATTCTCCATTCCAATGTCTCTCCCCACCTATTTGAAAGATGGCTCCCACCCCTTCCAAACTAAAATCCCGAAAGCGACTTGGACGCAACAAACGTCCAACGCGATCAAGTCAGCTACAAAGTGTCATGCAAGCCATGTCCTCCCTGTCGATGCTCCGCTCCAAACCGGTCAAACGGGTTCGCAAGTCAAGGACCATCGCTGCCTCAACCGGTGTCAAACAACATCGTGAAATCGGCACTGAATTCCTCTCCTTCGTTACCGTTCCCGCCGCGAGCACTTTTGGATCCCTCCTTTACCAATTAGAGGTCAACCCGATGGCTCTTCCCCGTCTATCTGTTTTTGCTTCACAGTATAAACAATGGAAAGGGGATGTGTCGTTCGTCGTTGAGTCCCTTGGTAATGCCTTCAGCACTTCCTCGGTCTCAATAGCCTACGTACCAGATCCAGATCCAAACGACATCCCTTCAGACCCAACCGCCCTCCTCCGCATGATCAATTCTGCCCCCTACCAGAAGAATCTACACTTGCAATCGCAAGGTTCAGCTTCTGTTCTCGCCCCCTGGAAACTTTCCACCAACCCTTGGAAGTTCGTCCAGGACACCGACCCTTCGGATCGCTCCAACGGGCTCTTCCTCGTTGCATCCAATGGTTCCCCCGGCGCCGCTGATATCCCCCTCAAGGTTTCTGTACGCTACAACGTCACGTTTCAGGGCAACACCTACACGCCATTAGAGAACGCCC